CTAAAATCTCTGTTGCATTCTGCTGTTACTTGCTCATAACTGGCAGTAATCAGACTTGATATAAGAACATCGTCGTCAGTGAACTGAACACGAAGATAGTTCTTTGCTTCTGTAAGTGTAGGTCCGTAGTTTGATATATTTGTTCTGGTTCTCATATACAATAAGTATAGGTCTAAAAGAATAAATGAGTCATAATGTTATAATAAAAACATAAAAAAAGACCCGCATTGCTGCGGGTCTTTCTATAGAGAACCTAACAAATATTAGGCGACGCTTGCAACCAACTTGACGAGCGAGTTGCCGTCAGTTAGAGCAGAGTCAAAGCGTTTGTGTGCTCTCCAGCCAACATTGCCTTCAGCAGCATACAGTTCGTTGAGGCGTTGTAGCGAGAAGCCACCACGATCACCGATTACGAAATGCTGTGGATATAGCAATGCACCCATTACGCCAGTTGTGGCCTGCCAAGTAGCAGGAGCGGCATAAGTGGTATATACTGGACGACCCAAGAACAAGTCTGGCTGACCAGCCTGTACAGAGACTTCCCACAGGTATGTACCAGCGGTAGAAGCCTTGAGTTGACGCATCTGTGAAGCAAGACCATCACCAACGATCCAGACTGCTTCTTGACGACGATTGCCTGGCATCTTGTAGTATGCAGCAAACATATTGTCTAGAAGAGCGGAACCAGTTGACGAGCCAAGGTTCTGGGACAGAGCAGCATTACCACCAGCAGTGGTGTAGCGTAGGATACCGCGTGGTTCAGCAGTGCCGGAACCAGAGACGAATGCTTTTTCTTCCAAGTTACCGAAGCCAACACCGATTTCAGCAGCGAGTGTGCTTTCTAAATCGGTAGAAGCGTCTTGTAGCAACTCTTCAGAGACCTTGATAAGAGCAGTGCCTTTATAAGCACCAAGAGTAGCAGAACTGAACGATACATCTGTTTCGCTGTATGAAGCAGATGGGTTCTGGTCCTTGAATACTGCGGTAACGCCAGAGCCAACGATTGGCAATGTGGTTGTGCTAGTGGTCTGAATGACACGAGCACCGATACGACGCATTACGCTGTTCTGTGCTAGAGTGCGTTGGATGGTGTTCAACAGGATTACTGGAACATTGACGCCACCTTCTGCACTGCTGAAACTGTTCAACTGGCGGAGTTCATCCATATTGCCAGTGCGAACATATGTCATAAATGCTGAACGATATTCATCATCACCTGCACTTGTTTTGCTATTGACGGCACGCTTGTCAAGAACTTCGCCCATCTTGCTGTTGATGGCATCAAAGCGAACTTCTGCTTCAATCTGCTTGGTCAGTTTGTTATATTCAAGTTCCAAAGAGTCATACTTTGCGTAGTCTCCTTCAGAGCGTTTATCAGAGGCAATATCCATAATGTTTTTCATCTGGGAATATACCTCGTTGCGGGTTTTTAGTAGATTACTCATACTTTTTCCTTATTTTATTGTTTAGTTTAGTTTTACTTATTGGCACGAGGTTTTGTGCCTCGTAAAAGATTTATTTGTTGTTTAGTGATAAGAACTTGAACTTCAGTTCATAGTCTTTGGTTTTATCAACTGTTATAACCGGTGTTTGTGGTGATGCTTCAACAATTTTATTGTCCAACTTCGGTTCTTCCTTGCGTACTTCCTGTTGTTTGACTTCATCACCCTTCTCTTTATCAAGATTTTCAATAAAGTCTTCATTACGCATAACAGATAGTGTTGTTTCATTATATGCTGGGTTGGCCACTACACTTACTTCACGCAAGTTGAGGCTTTCTATTTCGCGTATTTTTTCACCGCTGCGTATATAGTTTCTGCTTTTTGGTGTATTGAAGCCAAAACTAAAGCCACGCAAGTCTCCTCTTTCAGCAGATACAAGTGTATCATTGCCATAACTTGTTTCTGGAACATCTATTTTGACATAAAGTCCATCAGCCCTGTCTTCTAATGATAGGGTTCCAGCCGACTTACGACCGAGCAGATATGCTGGGTTATGCTCTTTAAAGGCTAATATATCATTGTTAGCCAAACTTTCACGCAATGCACCGGGCATTATAACTTCCTTGAACTTGTCGCCGGTTGATGTGCGAAGTTCATTGCTCATACTGTTATATACGATTGCTCTGCCGACGATGGTGCGTTTGTCTTTGTCAACCTTGACATCTTCCATCATATATGCTCTATATTCCAGATTATTTTTCATACATATAAATAGTATTATAGCGAAGAAACAGAACCAGTTGCTTGTGCTGTAGCACCTATAACACCAAAGTTTAGTGGTCTTACATAATCATCGCCACCCTTTTCTGCTGGAATGCTGATGCCACTGTCTTCTTCCTGATTGACCTGATTGCTGGTCATAAAACCGTGTTCAAGGGCAAATCTATAATATTCTATGCGTGCTCTTACATCTCCACGCAACAGTCCATTTACATTAAAGTTTATATATGTTTCATCTTCATCATCCAATAACTGCTTTTGTATTTGCTGTTCTATGTTGGTAATGATTGGGTTCAATGTATAAGTAACAAACTCTATGGCTTCCATTTCTACGCTGGCATATGTAGGTGTGTTCTTGAGACCCAACATATGTAATGGAACTCTAAATATATCAGATGCTATGCGTTGAGCACTAAACTGCTTGTTTGCTATATATTCAGCATCTTGTGCTGTCATACCTGTGTTAGCAGTTTCAAGTTTGATTGTAGTTGGTAAGAATGCTGTCTTGCCAGAGTTTGTTCCGCTAAAGCCAGATTTCCATCCTGCTTTTAGTTTCTGCAACTCTTCTTCTTTCATATTACCCGGATAATATACAACACCTGCTGGTTTAGCAGCATTCTTTGCGATCTGTGTGCCTGCTTGTTCCAGTTCGCTGTATCCGTCAAATAATGTTCTAAATGTATCAACTGCACTCAATCCGTATATACCATTGCGTGTATATCCTTTGATATGTATGATCTGGTCGCTGTTATATTCTTTGTAATAGTTGGTGCCATCTGTGCTTACCATATTCATTCTATAGTATGGTAATCCATCTTCACGCACATCTACTTCTACAGAAATAGGGTTCATTGGAAATAGTTCAACAACAGTGCCATCATTTCTACGCACCTTTTGTATATACGCATTTCCAAACATCAACAGTTGTGTAACTGTCCACTGATAAAATGTAAAGTTTGTCTGAAATCCATTTGGTCTTTTGGTGATCAGATTATAGTATGGATGATCAACTGCTGGCTCGTGCCCTTTGCCAACTTTTCTGTTTAGTTGTATTGGCAGACTTGCAATAGTAGAAGACAGCAAGTTTACACAACCATATACAACACTTAACCTATCTACATTCTTACCATATCCAAATGCACTGTCCCAGTTTGATACAATATTACCGGGTATTGTATCACTTCTGGTCTCGGTTGATTGCTCAACCACTTTTTTGTTGATTTTGAGGAAGTCTAAAAATGCCATTTGTTATATAACTATAAGACTAATAATAAAAATAAGCGTTTTTATTCATTTTATATCCACGATACTTCGCCTATTCCAGAGGTATAGTTGTTCTTACTACACTCTTCTAAAGCCATAAGACTGGATATAACAAGGTCTATGCGTTCACGACTCTTGGCCTTGTCGGCCTTGGCATTGCCAGCAGCATCTACTTTTAGTATAACATTGCTCATACACCAACGCAATACAGGATGATTATCGTGAACAATGCCTTTACTTAATACAAGTCTTTCCATAGCACGCACAGGACTAGCCATACTGGCAAAGCCTTGACCAAATGCTATAACATTAAATCCACTTTCCATCAGTTTAGTACTTAAATAACTGCTATTCCATCTATCAATACATATGGCTGCTATATTATAATCTTTTGATAATGTATTTAGTGTATTTAATACATACTCATAATCTGTGGCATTACCCGGTGTGCTTATAAGACGATCTTGCTGCTGCCATAGTTCATATGGTACTTTATCTCTTCTGCTACGCATTTTTATGCCATCGGATGGACAAAATGGATAACTAAAAAGATAATATTTATCATTTTTGTAAAAACATAAACTTAAAGCGGTCAAGTCTGTTGTGCTGCTCAAGTCAAGACCAGCATAACAAGTTTCTCCTTTGAACTCTGTTATATCAATATCTTTCCCACATTCTGCCCATTGCGTATCACCAATCCAACTCTTTTGATGATCTATCCACGCATTTAGATATAATGTCTTGAACGCATTCTCAAATCGTGGAAACTCTTTTGCTCTGTTAAACTCTGTTCTAAAGAACTCCATACCAATAGTATGACCCAGACTTGGATTACATTTTTTCCAAGTTTCTTCTTTAGTCCAATCATCATCATCTTTTAGTCCATATATCCTAGCATAAAATGTATCATCTTTTATGATACCAGCATTTATTCTTTCACCGTGCTCAACCAGTTGATAAAGAAAACTTGCTTTGCTAAAGCCTGCTGTTGATATACTCAACATCAAAGGCTCTTTACGAGCACCCATACTTGTAACCATTGAGTTGTATAATGCATCATCTGGTGCCGCAAGAAGTTCATCAAATATAACAAAACTGGCATTGAGGCCAAGAGCAGTGTTAGCGTCTCTGGATAATACTTTAAATGTGCTACGAGTCTTTGGGTTATATAGTGCATTTTTATATATCTTTATTTGTTTAGATAAAACCCTTGATGTACATACCATATCACTGGCAATACTAAAAATAATGCGAGCCTGATCTCTGCTATTTGCGACGGCGTATATTTCTCCATTTGTTTCTCCAAACAATAGTTCATATAAGCATAATCCAGCACATAATGTGGTCTTGCCATTCTTTCTTGGAATAAGGATAAGACCATTTCT